CGACCATTCCAGTGCCTACGTCTGAATCTTCTCGATTCATCTTACCCACGTTGCGTGGATTTTCGTAGTGGTCTAACACTTGTTCACTATATGCCATTATTTGTAACTCCTCAGTTGTGTAATTAAGTCTTTCTCCCTTTTCTTAGGTAATTTATACTTCTTGGGCATCCATAATGGAAGTTTTCCAGTAGTAATATCTTTCAAGTCTCTAAGTATTCTTTTCTTTATCGTATCTGGTTGCTTATCTACGAGATTCAATTTCATATCTCCAGATAGGATGCCTCGAATCATATACTGAATCGGGTCTACATTACGCACGGGACGTCCAGAAAATCCTATCTCGTTGACGTCCTTTGCTCTATATGTTTTAAATGTTTTCATCTAATTTTACTCCGACTTCTTCAGTCGCTTTTTCTACACTTACCATACTCATTTTGTGAAAATCTGCCATAATGTTTTTATGTCTTACGTTGTTTGAACACGAACATTGATATGAGTATGTAGCATTACACTTAACACAATATCTTGATTTATGTCTCATTTGGCGAAATAGTTAAAATTAATAATGACTCTCGCATCTTGGTCTGTACTAGACGTTCCCCGGTGCATTGTATTACTAGGAAATGTAACTATTCTATTTGCGACACTTTCAACTTTTGTTCCATCTTCAAATTCTGTATATCCATTATTAGTATTCACATAAAAAATAGAAGTTGTCCATTGTTTCATTTTTTCTTTTGAAAGTCCATACATATCTTGATGAAATGTGTTTACAGCAATATCTGTTGTTTTTGTAAGAAGATTCATTTTTATTCGATATATTGAAATTGGACATATTTTGTTCAATATGGAATTTAATATGTTCATATCATTATGGTAATCTGGTGCATTATTCCTATAAAAACCGTGAACAAATTGATGCTGGTCCTTACTTCCATCTTTGTGCGTAACAGCATCAAACCGCGACCATAAACAATCTGCACCTAAACAATATGATTGTAAATCTTTTAAATTATCCTCTTCTAAAAAATTATCTATTACCTCCATCAATTTCCCCAATTTTTAATAGCATTAAAGTTATTTCTACTGAACTCCAATCTATTAACTAATTTGACTGCACTATTAGTCAAATGGTCTACAGCAACAAATCCCTCAGGGCCAGTGACTTCATATCCAGTCGCAGTTTTATTAAACGCACGAATCGAATTCACTTGTTCCATTTTCTTAATAAGTGCTAGTTTGATTTCTGCAACATTGTTGTGCCACTCTAACGCATAGGCGAAAGTGCCACCAATATTTCTATCGGAATTCAATGTCTTAATCATACCATCTAACACTGCTTGTTTCTTCGCTTTTCCCTTTGCCGACTTGAGTTTATCTATCTTCGGTTGATATCGCTTCCGAACAAAGTCGATAAATCCGCCAATGGCTTTCTGTTTATTAGAATACTGCTTGCCTTGGCTTACCATATCATTAATATATATTTTTACGTTAAAGGCTATCGTATCGTCTACCTTTGAGTCCACGAACAATACTGCCATAGCCTTCTTGCTGAGTTTCTTCAACGATGCTTCAGCCTTCTTCAACTCTAGTCGGACTGCCGTTAACTCTGATTTTGTAAGAGTTGCGAGGCCTGATACGTCATTAAAGTCAGTATCTCCTGCCCACACATCTTTAGTCTTAGACATTGCGCCAACATCAACTTTAAATTGAGCGGTCAAATCTTCGATTGTACTGCCAGTATATGACGTATGCCATATGACACCAACTTTGGCTGTCTTGATTACTTTAGCAAATGGGTCATCAGTTGGGACAGCATACGTAATAGTGTTCGGCCTAAAAGTAATATAGTCACTGTCATCTATTGTCTCCTTTGTAAGGTCTGACGGGAGAAACATAAAATCACCTTGAACAATACCTGAGATGCCCAATTTTGGAAAATGCTTCAGAGCAATCTTCATCTTATTTGCTAGGGGTTTTGCGTGGCCGTGATTCTTGTCGATATCGGCAGGGGTATAATTAATCTTAGGCGTTTTGTTGAATAGTGCTTTAGTTGCCACAAAGAATTTTTTGTTCTCTGGATTTATACCTGCGATTATGGATGGTGAGCCGTCTACTTTACTTTGAACATTGACTCCCTTTTTAGAATTCCCTTGTAGGGTGTTGATGATTCCATTCATCATTCTCAGTGCCTCAATACCTCCAGCGTACCCATCATCAAATATAGCATCTTCGATATGCTCCAGATGAGTAAGTTTTTTCTCTATGAGATATACAAAATTCTCTAGAGAGTGGTTATATGGTCTAAATCTTTTCATTTTGTCGGTCTATTATCTAAAGCGTGTGCAAACGTCTTCCAATTATTATAAAATTTCTTAAAGTTGGTAATAATCTTTTCTAGCACTATTATTTCTGCTTTTAACTCCTTTAATTCATCTTCTACAGTTTTTGGTGTAAGTTCGACTACCACTACTTCTTTCTTTGGAATATCTAACTTATCTTCCGTCATCTGTGTTCCTTTCACGCCATTCTTCTAATGATTTAATTCTCCCTAAAGCAATGAATGACAATTTTTTTAGGTCTTCTATCTCTTTTCGCAATTCGTCTACTACAGGATGATTTGATGATGGATGACATATTTCTGGGACATTCTCAAGTTCTTCCATACGCATAAACTCCGAAGGGTTATTCGGCATATTATTTCGACACCTTAAAGCCGATTTTATTTCTTTTCGGGTTGGGTGCTCCCCCACCCCAAGAAAATTTAAACTTCATATTTTTAAACTTACCATACTTAGCAACTAGGGCTTTTGTCTTAACATCAATATTTAATTGAACAAGTGTAATCTGTTTGACCATCACTGTCAACTCTTTTGCGTATTTCGTAGTCAACACTTCAGTCAAATAATGCCCCATTGGTCCTACTACAAATCCAATAAGAGCCTTACCTTTAAGCCTAGACCAAGTTCTGTCATCAACATATCTGTCCATCTTCTTATGAAAAGGGGCCAATGCTGTTTTGATTTGCTGATTATTTTTATATGTGGCTAAATGATTCTCTATAACATTAAGACTCAATGCGTTAACATTGACACCGATTACTTTTGCAAGTGCTTTAGCGCCATCGGTATTTAGTCGTTTATTCGATTCAATTATGCCATCCATTACACTGCTATCTTTGAGTAAGAATAACACATCTAATAAGGCCCTTTCAGTATCGCTGAAATTATCCAAATATGTTGGGTCTTGCATATGTGCTTCTAAAACATCAGTGAGGTTCTTAACTGTAGTAGAACTGCCGCCGCCAGATTTTACACTAACTGGATATTTAAATCGCATTCTAAGTCCAAAGAAATCAGCCAAAGGCTCATTGCTTAGAGAGGGGAAGTATACTTGATTAAATCCTATATTACGAATAGACCATATGGCAGAAAGGATTTCGCCATAATCTTTTGATATGGTTGCTAAATCTCTTTTAGAAACATCTTTTGGAATGATATCAGATATATCAATGCTATTGCCTTTTTCATCGGCTTTTGATAACAAGTCTATTAAGAATTGTTTAGTTTGCTTGCCCAACTTGGGCATAGTCTTTATGGTCGTATTTACAATTTTCTTGATTTCAGAGGTAGTAACAGTCTGACCTCCAAGATTAAAAGCATCTGGAGTCAACTGTTTTGTTGTGAGACTAGCCTCACCGCCTGCGGATGCTCTTACTTGATTGACGAATAACGCTTTGCCGACATCTGGAATATCAAGTTCATAGGTATCGTATGTGCCTGAAGCACTCTCGGCGCTATCCTTGCATTTGATTTTATGTGATTTAAAGAACGCAATCGGGTCTGGCCCAACGGCCGCTCGAATATTCCACGGGCTACCACCGGATGACCCTGCTTCAACTTTTATTCCTAGTGGGTCGAGTATAGACTTAACGTAGTTCTTTACAGAAAGTTCAGTTTTGGTTGCTCGTGCCTCAAGGAAGAAGGACTTGAATCTTCTCATTGTTATACCTTATAAATGTATTCGACTTCTACATTATTTATATAAACGACTCATTATACCTTGAAGTCTTTAAAGGCCTTTCTCTTATCTCCGCCAGAAAATACAGATTCCGTCTTTTCGTGACTAATTGGGGTGGGGGACACGGACGTGGTTCCTATGATATCTTCTTGGGCAGATTGTTCTGCATCGTACCATTTCATCTTGGCTTTATCAATACCGATAACAAATCGTCTGAATATAGCAACATCATTATATCGATTTTTCAGTTGTTTGACCATAATCTGGTTCAGTTCTTCTAATTCTTCTGTCTGGATAAGAGCAAGAAAGAGGTCTGCCGTAGCAGGTAGTCCAAATGATTCAGAAGTATCTGTAAGTCCAACATCAGAATTATCGAATCCGCCTCTTGTTGTCTGAGTAGCAGACCAAATCGGCAAGTTAAACTCGACTGCTAAACCTCTGAGTTCTTCCGCTATTGCTTTAACATATGTGTATGAATTAACAGAATGTCCGCCACTCAATCTTTGAGATGCACAAATATTCAGATAATCCACATAGATTATATCTGGTTTGAAATTCTTTTTGAGTGATAGTTCATTCAGAAGATGTCTGAAATGCCCAGTGTGGGCTTGAGATGTAGGGAATTCTTTTATGACTAATTTACCAGTAATCTTCTCCTTTAGACGTTCCATCTTCTTCTCGTACATAATCTTGGTCAAGTCTTTCAGCGTATCTAGTTTTGTGTCAAGAAGATTCGCATCAATACGTTCACCAATTCTCTCTTCTGCCATCTCCATTGTGATGTACAGAACATTCTTTCCGAGAGATAGATTGGCTGCGGCCATATGACACATACCAATAGTCTTACCTACACCAGTACCAGCCAGACATACATTCAATGTCTTGTTTGGTAAACCACCTTTAGTAATCTTATTAAAGAACTCCAAATCAAACGGAATCTTTTCTTCTACCTCATGGTAGTAATCATATCTCTCATCATACTGTTCCATATAATCATGGCCAATATGTGTATCAAAAGATACCGACAATGCATCAGTTAATATCTC